TTACACATGGAACAAAGACAAACACACAGTTGATAACATTGTAGATAACGGTGGTGATTTGTATACGTTTCATGACTGGAACAAACGTGTTATGTGCGCTACAGTTGCTCAAGTTATTAAGCCCGGTACACCAGAGGGTCGCATTGAAATATTAAAGAGTTATGCTATACCAGATTGTAGTACAGAAGGCATAGCACAGGCTATCCGTATGGACTTCCCCAAGCGTAGAATTAATAGTATAATAGACATGTCAGGTGCACAGACTAACAGAGATACCACAAGCCCATTTGGTGTCACTGATAAAACAATTATTGAAAAATATGGATTTACAGTTGTTAACACACGCAAGTCTAATCCTCTTGTTACTGACACTGACAATACTGCTAACGCCTTTATAAACAGAGGTAAGTTAGTAGTTAAAAAGGATGATAAGTTTTTACTTGAAGCATTGAACACATATCACTTTGAAGATGCCTCACGTAAACGCTTAGTGAAATACACTGAGCAAAAGTATGCACACATCGACGGCTTAGGCGATTGTATCAGATATGGTATACATTATCTGTTCCCAATCACGCATGAGTCATCAGGTCTTGCAGAGTACGTGGGTATGGATCCTAGACTACAGAATCGCAACAGACCTGGTACTGAACACATGCCAGATAGTCCTCTCTATCCTGGTGGACCAACATGGGAAGAGATCATGAACGGTGATCAACAAGAAGATCATATGGTATGGAGTTAAATATATGACAAAAGGCAAATTTGAACCAGTAGATAAAAGGTTGTTCAGTAGAATAATTGTACAAGACAATGACTGTTGGGAGTGGCAAGGTGCTACTAACAATGTAGGATATGGCTTCATTCGTGACGGTAGTCGCATGAAGTTAACACATCGTGTAAGTTATGAACAACATCATAATACATCAATACCAATTGGTGTTGAAATAGGACATACATGCTACAACTATACTTGTGTTAATCCAGATCACTTATACTCTGCTTCTCGACAGAATATTGTAGAGAATATGATTGCTAACGACAGACATAACAGAACACCTAGACGTACGGGCCCGCATAAACAGATTGTTTGCCCTCACTGTGGCGTAGAAGGCTCAGTGACTACACATGCTCGTTGGCATATGAATAACTGTAAACTTAAGCCATAAGCATAAATATAATATGCACCATATGGTTAAATCCCTAATTGTGAGACTATACTAATGAAGAACTCAGACCTACTAAAAAAGAACTCCGTATATGACAGCATCTACATGCAGATGTTAACGTATCAAACAGCATATCTTGGGGGACTACCATTTAAAATGATGGTACGTAAGAAAAGACCTAGCGAAGACTCAACACTGTGGAATGATCTAGTATCAAACACTGTTGCACAACCTATTTGTCGTTACATTGTTGACACTATCAATGATGTACTATTCGAGCCAGGTGTCAAACGAAACATACAATTCTGCACACCACAAGGTGCGTACCTTAATCCTAAGAGCACAGAGTGGGCAGACTTATTCTTGTTAGATGCAGATTTAAACAATCGTACTCTTACAAGTTTTATGGAAGGTATTGGTGATCTTACAAGTATCTATGGACATTGCTGGGTTGGCGTTGACATGCCACAACAAGGTGAAGGTAGTTTAGGTAGACCATATGTTTGTGCAATTAATCCATTAGACGTTTGGGATTGGGAGTTTGATTACTACGGTGGCAAGCCCATGCTCAAGTACGTTAAGATTAAAGAAATGGAAGAAGAAGATTGTTACTACATCAAGTGCTATCATCTTGGTGATGCTAACACGCCAAGTTACTGGCGTAGTTATGAGGTCGAAAAAGGACCTGGTAAATTAAATCATGATGCTGAACTTACAAGCGAAGGTGTATATCCACCTGGCATGAGTATCCCAGTCTTTATTGCATATGGTCGTAGAGATCCTAGAACAATTGATTTTGGTGTTAGCGATATCGATTCAGCAACGGATGCTCAGAAAGAACATTACAAATTAGAATGCGAAAAGTACACAGCACTTCAATTCGCACACACTATCATTCGTGCTGATAAAGGTATTAGTATTCCAGTTCACGCGGGAGCAATCGTGAGAGCGTCAGAGGGACAAGTAGAAGCAATCCCTATTGACACCGGAGATGTTGATGCAATCATTAGAACGCAACAAGATATCCTTGAACAGATTGAAGCACTTACGGGCTTAGGTGGACTAAGGAATACTAAGAACCAATTAGCAAGCGGCGTTGCTATCATTGAAGAACGCAAGCAATTGCACAGATTAGCAAAAGCCAAAGCAAGACTAATGGAAGTCACTGAAGAAATGATCTTTACATTTGTCGCACGTTTTATGAACGTTCGTTGGGCAGGTGAAGTACACTACAACACTGACTATGAAGCACACGATACAAACTACAGAATGGCATTGATTAGATCCGCTAAAGAATTTGCGGGCGATAATGAAATCGTACAAGGTCTTATCACTAAAGAAATCATTGCTATGCTTGCACCAGCAGAAGATATTCCTGAGTATGAGAATGCTTACATTCAAACATTACCTGCAGGTGAATTTAAAACACTAATGACTGATAACAATGAACAGATTAACAGTCGTGACTTGGCACCAAGCATGATACCAGAACATGAGATGTTTGGTGAAGAAGAAGATGAACAACAAACAGACAATGGTGATGGCGTTGCTGAGAATGGTGACAACACAAGCATTCTAGGTGGTGCAGGTACTCCTATCACACAACTTGGCGTTACTCCATACGTGCAACAAGTAGCCCCAATCTTGTTGAACACAATGAATACCGGACGCTAATTTATATATTAGCAACCAAAGTATAAATACTTTATACAAACTCGTTTGTTACGTTATAACTAAGGAACTAATTAATAATGGATCAAAATTCAAATTTCGTTGGCAACGACCAAGCCCCTGGTGCTATTCAGGCTGATGTAAGTCAGGAAAATAGTGAGCAAAACGTTAACCCTGGTGCTATTCGTAAAAGCACGACTCAGAGTTTGCTAAACGCATTATCAAACGCAAGCGGAACACAATTCCAAAGCGTTGAAGATGCATTAGCATACATGGCTAGAGTAGGGGCTCAAAACTCCGGTGGCTCCGCACAGCCTATGGTGGATACTAGACAACCGCAACAACCTGGTAGAGTCACGACAAATGACCTTCATGAGCAGTTTCAGAAACTTCAAAACGATTTGTCCGTAAAGGAACAAAGACTACGTGAGAAGGAACTTGATTCTGATATTCAGAGGGCAATGGGCGATAGATTCGATATAGACCTTATGGACTACGCATTAACGAAAGTCAAGTCAAACATTCAATGGAATCAAGACGGCACTTACGCAATCGTAAACAACAAAGGTCAAGAGCGTTATGGTAGTGATGGTATGCCACTTACAATTCAGGGTTTAGTTACAGAAGTTTCACAGGGTAATCCTAAACTTCTAAAGCAGAGTCAACTAAATTCTGGATCTGGTTTAAGACCTGGCATGGGATCTTTCACTGGTGCAGTAGACGAGTCTATACCAGATTATTCACGTGACCCCGCGGCATTTAATGCATGGGCAAGCAAGAATGGATTTGGTAAAAAAGTAGGACTCAAAGGTCTAGGTGTAACAGCGTCAGTCGCAAGTTCAAGTCGTAAAGTACTCTGATTGCCAACAAATTTTAATTAAAGGAAAATATCATGGCTTACGTTCTCGGCGGTGCAAATAATGAAGCAGACGGCTTCACTAAAGCAATTTCAAACTTCGCATTACGTGCAATGCACGAATCTACTGGTCTAGTTACAATGACTAACGTTGTTACCCCTACACAAGGTAATGAATTCTTAGTTCCTAACTTTGCACCAATCACATATCAAGACTACAATGCTAACGGCACTGGTGGTACATATGGTACAGGTAACGCTGTTGTTCAGAACCCTGCATTGGGTCAAGGTTCTATCACTGCTACTCCAGCAGTTGCACAAACAGCATTCGACATCTTCTACGGATGGACAACATCATTCCAATTGGCTGCTACTCTTGGCGCTGAATTGGGTGAGTCATTCGCTGAAAAAGTTGATCAGCGTGTTACTAAGGCATTCTTGT